GAAACTATGTGTGGAGTCAATCCATTTAGTACAGACTGGGACAGAATAGCTAAGAAACTACTTAAATTTCCTTACTGTATAAACGGAGACTTTGAAAAGTACGATAAGAGTATGGCAGCCTTACTTATTATGGCAGTGCTTAATTCTATCTATCGTATAAAAGTTAAAGTGCGTAAAGCGCTTGAGAAAGGTGTCCCAGACTGTTGGGTGAAATTAATGAGAGCCATGATAGATGATATGTGTTTTCCTATCACTCTTGACGGTAAAGATATAATTGAACTCATGGGCACAATTTTCTCTGGAATGCTTCTTACTCTTTTACTGAATAATTGCTGCAATTCATTTTTGATCAGATTATGCTGGTTAGATGTTGCAGATCCATTGGGGCGTGAAGGAAAAGAACGTTTAAAATTAGCGTTGAATAACTTTAATAAACACGTCGCCTTTCAAGCACAAGGCGATGATAATACCTGGACCGTTTCAAAAGAAGTGAAAGAAGAATTTAATTTCATGACTTTGCACAATTTCTGTAATAAGATAGGTATGAAGTATAATCGTGCTGATAAGTCGGATGATCTATATAAGTATGAATCTTCGACAGAAATCACGATTTGCAAACGCCGATTTGTATGGGATGAGGAAAGACAAAGATTTCTTGCTCCTTTAGAAAAACAATCATTAGGTAAGATGATTACCATAGGTTTGGGTTCTAAAGCAATGTCGATCCGAGAGCAACAAATCACCGGTTTGGATACATTCTTTTATGAATTGGCACAACATGGTCGATCTGAATTTGAACGCGTAAGCGCGATTATGAAGGAGATCATGCCCGAAGATTACCCTGAGGTTGATGTAACTTACGATGCCACAGTGGAAAAGATTTCGGGAACAGCATTCTTTCCTTGGTTACCTGCTGATAATGAAAAGTTAACCTTGGCTAGCAGCTAAGCTGGATATTTAGCTACAGTATTGGATCACTTCTCTTTTTATATAAACTTCAGGTAATAATTGAGAAGAAGCTGTACTGTGAAAGTGGGAATCCCTATTTAGGGAGTATGGGCCTAGGATACCTTCTTAATCGATGATGAATCGGATAATGATCCAGGTCCCCTGAAGTCGAAATACCATTGATTGAGCTGTCAGGTATTTTAGATTAGTAGCTTACTGAAAATATCGAAAATAATAATAGTGCTTCTGTTACTGGGTCAGAAGGAACTAAAATATATAGCGAAACCCAGCGCTCAGCCCAT